GCCATAGCAGGATTTTGTGCTCCCATTTGTTGCATTTGTTGTTGAATCATTTGTAATTCTTGTAATTCTTCTACAAATTCTATTTGAACTTGTTCTTGAGCCATTAAACTAATGTGTTCTAGTATATTTTTTTGCATTGTAGCCATAACCATAGGATTATTTTGCACCATATTTAATCTCATAAAGTTTAAGTGAGCATCTATGTGAGCTTTGTGGTCTTGACCAGGAAAAGCTTGGAATGGTTTTTGTGACATTGCCATAAAATATGTTCTAATGCAGGGTCCATCGGCATTGGTTGTGCCGGTGGAGGTAATATTGCATTAACATTTTTCACACCCAGCGCATCATACATAGATCTGTACGCTTGGTACATATTATGCATTTGAGGATTTGATTGCGCCAGTTGTAATTGACTTTGTGCAATAGATATTCTTTGCGTCTGTGAGAAGATGTTTGGATCTGCTACAGGTAATATATCTATTCTATCATCAAAGTCTTGTACTTTAATTTCTCGTCTTGCACCTGGTACATCGTAAGGATAAACCGGTGGTAAGTATGTTTTAAATACTTCTGCTAATAATTTAAATTCTTCTTTTAAACCTACATACAATCTTTTGTGAATTGCAGACATAACTCTTGAACCACGTTCTAGTAATGCAACTGTAGTTCCAACTGCAGCTTGTTGATTCATATCACCAACTTGCATATCAGAAATTGCTGCAAATCTTTGACCTGCAGAAACTACAACACCCATTAATTGTAATAGTGTTGCATCAGGACCTTTAAAAGGTAAAGTCATAAACTGATCTTTAATATTTCCACCAGGTGCATCTACATCTCTAAACTCACCAGGTTGTAATGGTTGTGCATCGTCTCTAACTCTAATACCACGTGATTTAAAACCAGCTGGTAAGTTTGCTAAAGTCCCTGCATCAAGAAGTTGTCTTAGCGCAGCTGTTGCTGTTCTAGTTAAACCACCAATCATATGAATTAAACCAAAACCATAAAAACCAGTTCCTGGTAAAAATTTAAATTGTACAAAATAATTAATTTTATTTTTTCTAGGATCTTCTGCTTTGTAGTTACGTCTAATAGATAAAACTTTACTGTTTGCTTGTGCAACAGTTACAACGTATGGAAGTTTAATTCCTGTAGGCTCACCATCTTCTCCAACATCTTCGTAACCTTCTAAATCTAGGTTAGTATGTATTTCATACAAAGTGTATTGATCTTCTTGGCCATCTTTTTGAATTCCTTCAAGCTCTAATTTTTTATCTTCAAGTTGATTTTCTGTAACAGGTGGGTCTCCTAATTCTATGTCTCTGTAAAAACCATTTACTTGTTGTTTTCTTAATTCGTTTTCTGAAATTTTAATTACGTGAATAATTGCTTCTGCATCTTCTAATGAGTTTGCAGAGTAAGGTACAATTAAATCATCTGCAGGTACAAATTTTGAAACGGCTCTACCCAATAGATCATCATAATAGATTTTCTTAAAAGTAGAACCGCTAAGAGGGAGGTAGAATAACATTTGATCAAACTCTGGTTCATACTCTTTCATCTGATCCATAATTTGATAATTCATAAAATCTTTAACACGTTTAGCTTGCTCTTCTTTAGGGACATCAACATTCCCCATAATTTGAGTTCTAACCGGACCATCTGCTGGTAATAATTCTTTGTAAGCTTGCGCTTGAAACTGTGTAACCGATTCAGCAAGTACAGGGTGGTTAACACCGGATGCACCTCTAAAAGGTTCTGTTCTTCTCTCGTATTTAAAACCTAAAAGTTCTAAACCGTTTTTGTAAGTATCTTCCCAATCACCACGAGATTCTGTACTCGTTGTATTGATCAATCATTTTATTTCCTAAAGAATCTAAGTCTCCATCTTCCATAGTTTCTGCAAGGTTTGCAAAATGGTCTTGATTAGGATCTATTTCTGAAGTGCTAGGGTTAAACGAAACTTCTGCTCCACCATCTTCAGTCATATCTACTTCAACAGGTCCTGTTGGAGTATCAATTACTTCCGCTGATTTTACGCTTTCAATTTCAATATCCTCTGCTTGAGGTTTATTGTTTTCGTCTACATTGGGTAATGGTTTATCTATAGTTGCCATTTGGCTATTCTACCTTCTTTTAAATAATGATTCAACACCTGACTGGTTGTTATCAGGTATTTTAATTGCTGTCAAACTTACAAGTCCACCGTCTTTGTAGCCCATATCACTTAATGCTTTTAACTCTGCTATCTCTTCATCAGACATTTTACGAGTTCCTTGTGCTTTAGCATCTAATGCTTCTTTTGCAAATTTCTTTTCTAAAAACATTAATTCTTCCATTTCGTCAGGAGTCATCAATCTTTTGTCTCCAGTCATTTCCATTTCTTCAAGTTTCTCTTGTAATTTTTGTAATCTACCTCTTGATACCTCACCTGGTTCAGGATCTAGTTTACCAGCTTTGTATTCTCTAAACATATCAGCTTCATATTCTTTTGATTGTCTTAAAGCTTCCTCTGCTTCACCAACAGTGCCATCCATCATCCAATATTCAGTGTCTCCTAACACTTCTTCATAATCTCTAATTTCATCATCAGTTAATAATCTTTTTGGATTAGGATTTCTTGTTTGAAAATCCATAATTTCTTCTTGTATAGTTTTTCCTGGTTGTGGTGCTTTGTCTGCAGTTGTAATTGCATCGTTACCAAATTTACTTTTAATACTTTGCATTGCTAATTGTAAACCTTTTGGTATACCACCTCTAACCATTCCAACTCTACCACCTGCTGCAAAACCTTTTTTACGTCTTAAAAATTCTTCAAGATTTGTAATGCCACCTGTAATTCCTTCTTGAGGTTCTTTGCCCATTGGGCCATAAATTTCTTCTTGTTCAAATAATTCTTCTACAGTTCTACCTTTAGTAGTTTCATCTGCAGTTTTTGTAATTTCAGCCATTGATTTTGTACCTGAGTCAGCTTCAAAAAATACAGAACTACTTCCTGTAGTTTGATCTACATCAACAACAATGTCTGGTCTATCTGGGTGTTTAAAAGTAGAAATTCTATCTTCTTCTTTAACTAAAGTTCCTTCATCCATAACTTTCTTAATTACCATATTAAAAAAGTCTACACCTTGGCCTGCAACTTGTTCAATACCTTCACGCGCGCCTTCGGTTTTAAATATATTTACATATTTACCAATAGCGGGTGCACTTGCTAAAGCAATTAATCCTTTTATAAAACTTCGTCTATCCATCTTTATTAAATAAGTTGTATATCATACCTTCTTGGTTTTGATAATTTTTATAAGCATCATATCCTGACATTCCAAGTCCTAATGCTAGTCCTGGTAATCCTAAAAATCTAGATGCTCCTGCAATCATTTTAGGACTCATCCCCATTCTTAAAATTTGTCCTGTAATTCCTGGTCTTGCTTGACCTACGTTACTTAAGTTAAAATAGTTTTTTGCACCTTCTAGCATTGTTCTTTTAGGTGCATTTTTTACAACTCCAGAAAGTTTTGATAAAGGTTCCATTAATGAAATACCTAATGCAGGTCCAACTGGATCTGTTAAAATGTCTGTCATCGTTTCTCCATCTTCTAATCGTTTAGCACCGATCGCTCCTTCGTATAAACCTGTTATTAATGGCGTTCCAAAAGTTGTAAGGATAGGTCTTATCGCGCCACTGATTCCAAGTGTAGATCTAACTCTACCTCTACCTAAATCTCTTGCAGCTTTGTAAGCACCGGGTACTTCTTGTGCAGCAAAACCTAAAGATGTTCCTGCTGTAACTTTTAATGGGTTATCTTTTACGTATTCTAAAATTTGATTTTGATCTGCTTTTTGATCTGTGTTTGCATTTACAATTGATCCCTGTGTGGCGTCATATTTAAGTGGTTCGCCGACAACGGGTTGTTTGACTTGTGGTTCAATAACATTTCCTTGAGCATCTCTTTGCACTTCTGCAGCAGCTACAGGAGTTCCTGTAAATAAAGGTAGAGCTTGAGATGCTACAAAAGCACCTCCTAAATACATAGCAGCTAAAGGAACAAATCTTCCTTTTGCTTTTGCAACAACTGTAGGGCTTGCTCCTTGTTGAAAAAATTTTTGAATAAGTGGTTTACCTTTTTTGTAATCTATAAGTCCTTCATTAGAAGCTTCTGTTAAAATTTGTTCAGCTAAATTAGCTTTAATAATTGCATCATCTTCACTACCTGTAAAACTATTTAGTCTATTTGGAAATTGTATTTCACTCATAGGTTTATCTACAAAACCAGCTCCCAAACTTTTAAATATTTTTTGATCTCCTTTTAAAACTTCTAAAGTATCTACATTGATTGTAATAGGTTTAATTCTTCCTCCTATTCCATCTTTAACTAATTCTGTAATTGCATTATTATTTTTATCTATAGCAATTTTTAAAGTTTCTGGAATATCTTCTAAATCAAATTTAGAAGCTTTTATTAATAAATTTTTTTGAGTAGTATATAAAGGTTTTAGTTTACGTTCTAAAGTTTTAACTCCTGTTTTAAATTTTGCAATTCCTTCTCTGTTTGATCTATAATAATCAGGACCTAAATCTTTAGGAGTTAACTTTGCACCAAATCTTGACAATGCTTTAAGTTGATCTATGTCTGCTCTGTGTCCCATATCAATAGGATAAAATTCACTACCATCTTTTCTAACAATAGTTTTTAATCCTAAAAATTTTTGAAGATCT